CATAACTCTGTTTGTTTCTGGCCAATGTGTTTTTCCTAATGTAACTGTCTTTGCATATAAGTACGCATACTTTAATGTCTTTTTATAATCTTCTAATGATTCATGTTTATACGGAAATGTTTCTACTAAGCAGCATAATTCATAAGATTCCAGTGTTTGCTCTAAACAAGGATTTCCACCCATTGCTCTATGGTCTTTGTTATCTTTACCATTTTTCATTCTAGAGTATTCACGCATATTATCTAGCCATGCAAATCCTGGTTCACCATTCTTAACAACTCTTTTACAAGCATCAGAATAATCCATTCCTAGCTCTGCAAATATTGAATTATTAGATGTCCATCCGTATTGATCTCTGTGAGGGTTTACTTCATAATCTTTTAAGTCCATGTATTCATCAGAATAAGGGTCACCGAATACGATTTCAGCTGTGCGACGTACGTTTCCTGCTACTACACACTTCCCGATGAGATTCATTATGTCTACAATTGTCGTAATTGTAATTGGTGAACCTGCATTTCCATCTAGAGTTTTTCTTATAGTTTCATGAACTTCTCTTAAAGGGTCAGGGCCACTTGATTGTCCCCCAAAACCTTTGATTGGTACACCAGCTGGTCTAATTTTAGAATAATCAAATGTGATTGCAGATGTTCCGTGAAAATAAGAATCAATTAATGCTGCAACTGATTCTACCCAGCCTTCTCTTGTGTCTGGTATTGTAATTACTTCAGGATCTCTTTTTTCTGTAGGACCTTTTACCATTATTTGGTCAGCACCTTTTGTGTCAAAGCCAACACCCACACCTAACATGCTTGCATCCATTAAAAATGTGAAAGGTTTTGAGCCGTCATCTTTTATAGTTTCTGTTGATACAAATGCACAATTATTAAGAGCAGCATATAGATTTCTTTCTTCTGTTATTGCTGTTCCCATTGCCCATAACCCTCTGCCTGGTGGTAGAAACTTCATGTTAAATATTCTATCAAACATTTCTTGTGCAGATTTTTGTGCTTGCCACGGGTTCCAACCTAACTGATGTGATTCAATATGGTCTTTTTGCATAGAGTATGTTCCTTCTACAACCCTTTGTACTGTTTCCCACCATTTTTCGTTTTTACCATTTTCTTTTAGCCTAGAATATGTCCTCATAAAGACTAATTCTCCTAAACCATTAAACCCAAATGGTGCTTTTTTTCTTTTATATTTGTCTATGAATGCTTGTGAAAGCTTAAATTTATTTGAATCCATTGCAACTTACTCCTTTAGTAACATGTTTATATTTTGCTATTCTAAATAAGAAGATATAACTAATTTGTCTCAAAATTTTTCCACTTTGTGTCATCTTTTTTCTCTTCATTATTTCCTTTGAGGTCTTCGTATTTTTTAGCTAAAAGCTTTCTTGTATACTCATTACCATTGTCTTGTTTTTTCTGTTCAGCTTGTCCATTAGATGAAGATGAATCATATATGTCCATCTTGCCAATCGATGTATTCATAGTCAAAGGATAGGTCATTCCGTCAGGTCCAAACCTATTTTTTATTACGTGTACACGTCCTGTATTTGCAATTTTATCTTCTATCTTTCTAGAAAGTGACATAACAAAATCAGCTGTCATTATTTTAGAATACGATTCTGCTATCTTTTCTGCTCCGATTACTTCATCTTCCAGTGATGATCTATTTGACTGTGATGCTGTCCACACTGGTATTTGAAATTCTCCACTGAGCCCTCTTAAATCTTCGTAAATGTTTCCCAATTGATGTCTTACAGCTGCATCTCTTGCAGCACTAGTGTCCCTTAATAAATCAGCATAATCAACTATATTAAGTCAGGACTATTTCCCATAAGCTCTATTGTCTTTAAATGTGTGTGTATTGTCTGAACAGTTGCACCTCTAGTAGGGAAATATTTAATAATTAAATCACCCTTACACATCTTCTTTATTTTTTCTTTTACTTCTTCTTTGTTGTCTTTAATATTTGCTACAGGAATTTCAGAAAATATAGTTGCAAATCTTAATCCTACGTATGCTTCATTTAGCTCCAACGTGTAGTGAATTACGTTCTTGCCTGCTTTAAGTGCATTAACACCAAGCGCTTGTAAGAACCAACTCTTACCTATTCCTGAAGGTGCAACAACTACACCTAATTCTCCACCTGCAAGACCTCCGTCCATTATTCCATCTATTGGTTCCCATCCTGTTGGTGTTGTATCTCTGTTAATATCTTCTAATATAGAGTCAAATTCTTTTACATATTCTAAACCTATGTCTCTATGAGTTCCTGCTCTCATTGCATTGTCAACAAGTCTTTTTATCTCATCATACTGACCTTCTTGTAGCAAATCAACTGACTTTACAATTGCTGCTTTGAGTGTTTGATTTTTGCAAAAAGTTATTGTTTCATTTTTGACAAAGTCTAAGTCAGGTGCTTCTAAGTTTTTTGTTACTTCACGAAGCTCATCAACTATTGAATCTCTGAGTAGTTCAGCATTGACTTCATTTAGTTTAATTTTTAGTGTCTGTAGTGAAGGTGTTAATTTATATTCGTAATAATAATCTTTGATAGTTTTTATCAACCATTGTTTTGCTTCTGTATCTAATAATTCTGGCTGAAGCATATCATAAATTGTTACTGCGAATTGTTGATCTTCTAGCAGACTAGTAATTATTTTAGTCTGAAATACTGATCCGTACTTTGTTAGTGCGTCATTTATTGGTGGCATTTTGTAATATTAATTCTAATTTGTTAAAACTGTCTTGCAGCCAGACGTCAGGATTTCTGATTGCATGATCAATTGTATCTTCTAAAAACATTTTATGAATTTTATATTTTACTAGTCTTCCAGAACCATTGTTTACTTGATCAATTATTTGTAACTTTGCATTTCCAGCAATATCTACATCCTTAAGTTGCATTAAGTCGTAGTTTCTTTCAAGTAAATCTTTGTGTTCATCTAATTTTGTAACATTTAAAAACTCATCTATATTAACTATTTCTGTATCTGTCAAAAGAGGAAATTTTTTCCTAATTGTTTTTAGACCTAGTCCTCTTACTCCCGGGATATTATCTGACTTATCCCCATCTATAATCCTGTAGAAAACAAAGTTCTCTGCTAATATTTCAAATTCATCTTCAAGACGTTTTCTATCATATAAAACCTTTTTAGTAGGCGACCAGACTGCTACTCTATCATTAACCATTTGGTAGAAGTCTTTATCTGTCGACATTACTGTTATTTTAGATGTCTTTAAAACTTGATTTGCAATATAGGCAATTGTGTCGTCTGCTTCTATATTTTCAACTGTAATAAACGTAACGGGCAAAACGTCAAGATATTCAATTAAGCGTGAAAACTGCATTCTCATATTTTCAGCTTCATTTACATCATTAACACCCTCGATTCTATTTGGCCTTTTAAGTGGTTTTCTACCTGCCTTATAATCAGGATAGATTTTCTTTCTACGAGCAGAGCCACCTTTACCATCAAACGCAATAATAACCCTGGTAGGTGATAACGTCCGGATTGCAAGAGCTATTGTCTGTAAGAATCCTACGATACCACCTATATGTTGTCCATTTGCATTAGTTGCGGGTGAGACAGCCCACGTCCTGATAAAATTGTTTAGTCCGTCAATTACCAGGACGTGATCATTTACGTCTCGCTCTTTGTTGGCTTCATTGCCTATCTGCTTCAGTATTTCACTATATCGCTTGCTAAGCAAGGTCGCCATCCACTACTTCATCTGTAAATTCAACATCATCGATACCTCGCTTGTCTTCATATTGCAGTATGCTTTCATCACATATCTTTTCGTAAAGATAATCTTTGAGTCCTTCATTTTCTGCAAGCTTATCAGCAAAGTCTTTTGATAAGAATTTAATTGGCTTTCCTTTGTAGTCTATAGTATACCAAGCGCCTGCTGTTTGTGCAATTTTAAGATTTTTTAATTGCGCAAGCCAACCACCTTCATCGTCAATTCCTCTATCAAAATACATTTCATAGTCTGAAATTCTTAATGGAGGTCCAATACGGTTTTTAACGATTTTAGCACGGCACTTATGTCCAATTACGTTGCCTTCCTTATCTTTAATCATACCCATATTTGATAATCTAATACGTGTTGATGCATGAAAAGGTAGAGCCAATCCGCCACTTGTTGTATAAGGATCACCAAACATGACTCCCATCTTTTGACGTAACTGGTTAGTAAATACTAGTGTTATTTTATGACGACCAATCATCTGCGTAATTTTACGCATAGCCTTAGAAATAATGATAGCTTTTGACGTAGCCCATCCGTCTTTGTCATAATCAGACGACATTTCAACCTTAGTAGAAGCAGCTGCAAGACTATCAACAAGTATTGTTACATGTTTGTCTTTGTTAGTTTCTCTTACTTTAGTTACGATGTCTTCAATGCCTTGAAATATATCTTCAACAGTTTCCATATGAAGATACAGGATATTTTGAGTATCAGCTCCAATTGCGTCCAAAAACTCTTTACTAACTGAAGTTTCTGTATCAATGTAGATCCCAATACCACCTTTTTTCTGTGTTTCAGCAAGTATATGTGCACCAAGCAGTGATTTTCCGGAAGCCTGAAGTCCATTGATTTCAGTTATTCTTCCCACTGCTATTCCGCCATTCGGCCTATTTGATATTGCTAAGTCCAGTAAAGATGACCCTGTAGATATAAAGTCATTAATGTCTGTCGGTGTGTCGTCTGATCCATCTAAGAAAAAAGCAACTTTTTGCCCTTTAATTTTAGAGTTTAGACTATCTGCTAGCTCGCTAGCAAGGACATCTCGTCTCTCGCTCATTGCGTTCTCCTAAGTTTATGAATTAAATAGATCGTCGAATGCTGAAGATACGTCTTCCGTAGCTGTAGCTGCTTTAGCTCCAACTGCTGGATCAGTAACCTGACTGTCTTCAACATCACCTTCTTGGCTTAACCAGCCTTCTAGTGCTTTTTGAAGATCATCATACTCTAATTCAGAATAGATGTCAGTAATTGGTTTCTGTGTATCTTTAACAGTCTTCATAACGTCGGCATTCTCTGTGAGAGGCGTCTGATTAGGTTTAACTCTAATAGACGTCATTGGGAAAGCACGTCCTGTTTCTTCGCTGGTCTTAAACTCAACAACAATATCACGTCCGTTTACTGGATCGGTAATATCGCCATAGTCTGGATCTGCGATAACAGAAAGTAGTTCCTGATATACCATTTTTCCAAAGCCCCAGAATTTTACGCCTTCGTTCTCTTCACCTCTTACGATGACAGGAGCGTAGGTACGCATCTTAGCTTCGATTTTCTTACCAAGCTTGTAGTCTTCTTTATTACCAGAAGTTTTTAGCTTAGTTGCAAACTCCTCAATTGGGTCAGGACGTCCAAATGAAATTGGAGATAAGTAATTTTTATCGCCCATGTCATAATGGAAATATAACTCAATGAAAGGATTATCCTTATTAAATTTATAAGGTACAACTCTAATCTGTGTCTTACCTGGTGAAGGTTTCCATAGATTTGAGGTTCTGTTGTTGGTTGATTGTAGTTGTGATAACCTGGATTTTATTACGGATAAGTCCATGTGTCATTACTCCTTAGTTAAGTGTTCATTATTCAATTAATACGCTTATATATATTGCGAAACATTTTTAAAATTAAATTTTTTATAACATTTTTAATAAAATAAAGGCCACAGCTGTTTTTAAGCTTTTAATATAGTGGAAACTAAAAATCGTTCGGGCCTTTATTTTAATAGCATTTTTAATAAGCAATAATATATATACTGTTAAAGACCCAAAAATCAGTTTTTATATATATTTTTTAAATTATGTATCCGGTCATTTGTCCTTCATCAGCTTCTTTTGCATTTGCTGCTGGATTTCCCCAGCCTCCCATTCCGCCGCCTGATACTTTTATCTTGCCGTCTTTTAAAGATACTTGTATGTCTTTTCTAGCAGCATGATCAACAACTCCTATCCAGTCAGGTTCGTTTTGATAAATACTTATACCCTGAAGTTTAATAACATCATCGAAAGGGTCACCATACATCCATCCTTTTCCTTTAGAGACATGTTTTTTCATCATGTCTTCTAGCTGCTTCATCTTGCCGTCGTCACCAGAAACGCCGCCTAATTGTTTAATTGCTTTTGAAAACTCATTTGCTGTTTTCTTCACTCTTGAATCGATACCTTTTCTGCTCCATACTTTTTCCATTCTATTTTTCTTTATCCAAGCAGGATCTACATCATCAGCACCAGTTGAAAACGGATATTTTTTTGCAAGTGCTTCTTGCTCTGGAGATGCTTCTTCTTTCAAGACTTGTTTCTTAAAATAGCTCTCCTGAATCTTTTTAAAAGATCCTTTTTTTGGTGGCCAGTTAAATTTTTTCATTAGTTCACTCCAGTTAATTTTATATAAATATTAAACGTTTATTATTTTATATAGTTTTGTTCTTATCACATTCAATCCTGCATCATTTGTAAGAAGCAGTGAATTTCTATAGCTTTCCCAGTTTAGTGAATAAGACTTATCCAATATACCGTTATTCTCTTTTCTTATTGCTTCATTTAAAGCATTGATTGTGTATAGTGTATTTGTCTCTTTCTTTCTATGGATTGCCATAGTCTTATTGTTCTGTATAAAGTCTTCTGTCTTCTCTACATTATAAGTAGATATTAACGAATTGCTGTCATCTACATTTTCAAAGACATATATTTTATTAAATACTATTTCTGATGCCATACTAATTAATTGTATTGTGTCATCAAAATCTTGTTTTGTACAAAATGTGCATAATAATTGTGTTTTCATTAGATTAAATCCTTTAATCGTGGATCTGTTCTGTCTGGTAGTTCTTTGAACCACCGCACTTCTTCGTGCTCTAAACTTTTAGTTGGTATAACAGCCATCTTCATTCTTGTCTCGTAAATATAATAATTGCCATTTCTTGAATTTTTCTTTGTGGCTTTTAGTTCGACTGGACTGTTTAAATGAGATCCTTCTTTTTTGACGAGAATAGAAACTTCTTCTATTGTCTCTCTACATGCTGCATCGATTGGTTCTTCACCAGGCTCCACTTTACCTTTTGGTATTCCCCATTCATACGCATCAGTTGCATCTTTAACCAATACAACTCCTGCGATTGGATCTCTTAAAATTATGCCAGCAGTATTCATTTCTTTATTTTCTACTATTAAATCTTTTAATTTTATCATTTAAAGACTCCAGCTCCTTTCTTGCCAGTCGTCATAATAAAATTAGTAAACCAGTTCTTTTCCTCACCCACTCTTTTAACTGCATCATATAACCCATCTTTACTAATCTTACTCTGCTTTGCGACATCATCTGATATTTCTTTTAATTTTTCTTGTGACACTTTAATCTCATTGCTAATGATATAGTCCCAGACTCTTCCTGCAATGTTATCCCACTTTGCCTCTAACAATATGTCTTTTAGTTTTATCATTATTCTAATTCTTTAAATTTAATTCCATTTTGACTAATTACAGAATAGTTAAAATTCTTACCTTTAGCAGGAATAACTTTCATCTGAGGTGAGGACTTTCCTCTGAATATTACCCAGTATTTAGCTTGCCCGCCTTCTATAATTTCATCTATTGCTGATTGTATGTCTTTGTCAAATCCTTTTGGATCTCTTATATACTTTAATTTTTTAAGATAATTAAAAATTGTTGCTTGAGTTATCGAACCTTTTGAAGACGAAAAGTCTATTTTTACACCTGACTTTATATCATTTGCATTTATTGGCTCTATTTCATACGACATCGGCTTAACACCTGGTCCTTGAAATATTACTTGGTTTACAGAATTATCAGATTCACCGAGCAAGCTAGACATTATTGTATAAAACTCTCTTGTCACTCTTGTGTCTTCTTTATTATATTCACCATTGACTATTTTTAATTGATTCTGTACTCTGTCTAGTAAATAGTCTTTTAATTGAATTACTGGCGCAAATGCAGGAGATGATGCTGACAAAACATCCCACGCATCATCTGACTCCATCTTTTTTAATGTCTCTATTGTTCTTAAAACTTCTTTCCAAAAAGTGAATTTACTTACAGATGCTTCAACTCCTGCTCTTATTGCAGCACTATTATTTTTTGCTGTGTAGTCTTTTACTTCATAATTTGTGTCTGCCTTTATATCAAAACTTGTATTCCCACCTTGTATTTCTCCGCCATCAATAACCCATGCTAAATAAATTTCTCCTTTACCAATACCTTTTGCGTCAATATCAAATATTTTTGTCTCGAGTCCGCTACTCAATGTTCTTGGCTTTATGCTTTTTCCTCTGCTTCCTAGACCTTTGTAAAATTGCTGAACTTCTTTTGAAGATAGCGTTCCTAGTACATTAATTGCTGCTTTTAGAGGTGCACCTGTTGGCAGCTTTTTATAAAAAGACTCAAATTTTGCTTTTTCACTGTCGCTTCCATTTTCTTCCCATATTGTAGCATTTTTAAATTTTGCGTATGATTTTGCTTCATTAATCATACTTTTGTCAAATAAGCTTTCTACGATTTCTGCTGGTACGTGTTTTTTTAGTTCTTCTTGAACCATATAAAGATGATATGAATCATCTAAGCTTACCATTCCGTTTGCTGTCTTTAGTGAGACTTTGTCAACAGCTTCACTTATAACTTTGTTAATGTCCATTTATTCTCTCCGTTATATCTTGCATTTCCCCATAGTTTAAACCTGCTTTTACCTTAACAGGAAAGGAACCTGCATTTAATATTTTCTTTAACCGTAGTATCACTTCTAATCCCTCTGTCCTATCTAGATCAAACAGAAAACTATCATACGTATATAATATCATGTTAGTGCTACGAGACTTTAAAAAATCTTGTATTTTCCTTATAGTCTCTATATTCTGCTCCGTTTCATACGATTGAATAAAATAGTTCAATACTTTATTTTTATTTGCATCAGGAACATTACTTGACGCAAACTGTCGTCTATAAATATGCGATTTAAAATGTTTATGCTTTTTAAAATAACCCCATAATGCATCTGACATTTTATCAACTTTATAGAAAAACGGGTTTTCTTTTTCTGTTACCTTAACATTACCGTATAGTATTTGCCATGATATTCTTTTTGCTTCATCATATGAAGACTTGTAAATTGTATCTGCAAAGTATTGGTGTAGTGATACATCAGAAGGCACATCATACTTCAATATCTTTGCCAAAAGCCTTAAATGATATGCATCATAATCAAATTCAACTAGCATTCCCGGTTTGTGTCTAGTTACTATTTGATTTCTAGTATCGTCATTCTTATTTAATGCGCCTAGATTTATTCCTCTAAATGTGTTTGAAGGCCTACCTGTTGTTGTCAATATATTAAAGTTTGAATATGCGTAACCATTCTTAAAAACCCTTTTGAAAGGACCCATTGTAATTTTAAGTCCTGACTTTTCTAATGCTGCAAATGTCTTTAGTGATTTATTATATTTCAAGTACGGCTTTGTAATATTTTTTGGCTGGCTTATAGTGTTTAATTTAGATTCTGAATACTGTATTACTTTTGTTAGCGGAACTAGTCTGTTAATACCTTGCTTCTTTGAAGCGCCTAGATGTTCAAAAACATACGGTAACACAGGCTTTTCTAATTTCTCATTATTAAAGTAAGATAACAATTTACTATCATAACAGTTTTTTAATCCTGTTAAATGATAAAATTCTTTTGCATCATCTACAAAAAATCTTTTAACTTTGCTTAGATCTTGCAAGTCTATATCATTTCTCTTTGGCCAGCTTTCTGACTCTGTATGATCTAGTACTATATTATAGACTTCGCTGTTATATTTTATTGTTACTACAATTGGATCACACTCTGCCGGGTGGTATCTAAAGTCATCAGATACTGCTGTTGCAAATACATTCTTATTGTTTAGTTTACTAACCAGATCTTTATATTGTTGTCTGCTTTCTATAACCAATTGTATAACCTTTGTTTATATATATCACTTGTATTTGTGAAAAATTAAATTTGTTACTCCGCGTAAGTTGGATTCTGTAGCAATAATTCTCCTAAGTTTCTATCATCTTCAAACTTTGATTGGTGTAGCTGAAGTGTGGGAATTGCTTCTGATATTCCTAATATCTTTTTCTCTGCAATCCTTAACTGTTTAGAGTTATGTATTTCTGCTTGCTCTGTTGATCCGCCTATTTGCCATTCCAGCTTAACAAATCTATAGAGATTAGTTTTTGTAGGCTTTTCAATTTCAATAATCTTAGGTGTTTCTTCTAGCTTGCTTATTGCAAAATATCTTGTCATAAACAGGCTGTCAAATGGAAGATCTTTTTTTGTAGAATACTTTATCTTAGGATAGACGTCTCTATTTTTTGTAGGTTTGAGAAGGTAGTAAACTTCTTTATTAAGCTTTTTTAGCCTGTATATTATTTCATCTGTTGCTCTTAAAACATAAGTAGCAGATTTATCATCTTTGTAATAAATCATGTACTCTTGGCCTCTTCTAATTTGTATTCCTCTACTGTCGTAGAATTCACCTATTTTAGTTTTTAGAGGACCTTCTTGCATTTCAATAATCATTAATATCCTCCTGATCCTCTTGGTCTACCTGGAAATCTTGTTGCCCTACCTATATTCTGTGTTTCTTCAAATACATTCCTGTTGACATCTAATGTTTTGTCAGGATTCATAAAGTCATCTAAATTATCATATTCAAACAGTGTTGTATTACCAATGCTGAATGATGAATTACTATCTCCTATTCTATGATACGAGTCTTCTTCTGCAGGGTCATAAAAAATTGATTGTTTAATTTGATCGTCTGGCTCAATTATCACTACTTCTGCTGGTGCAGGATAAGAGTCATTAACAGGAGGTGGTCCTGGAGGTGCTCCTCCCGCAGCAGGTTGTGGTATTGGTGCTGGTGGTCCTATTGGAGGAATATCAGGCTCTGCTTTAATAAAATTGCTTATTTTTTCTTTGTATACTTGTCTTACTATATCTCTTGATTTTTTAGTTGCCTCTTCCTCATATACGTCATCTTTTGACTTATTTGTGACCGCTGTTATCTGTGTATCCCATCCGTCACTACTTATTGTGTGGGTCAATCCCATTACAGAGAAATATGTTTTTGGCATAATGTCATTCGGCTTTACATAAGCAGGCTTTCTAATTGAGTAGTCTACTTGACCGTATATTTCTGGAAGATAAGATAATCTAAACATATCACCTGGATAAATACCACCACAACCTTCTATTGTCATGTCAATGTTTATTGGCATTGTCAATGGCCCTTGATTGTTTGCAGAAAACCTAGTAAGTGGTGACTCAGTCAAGAACCATTTCATTGCTCTTTTAAATGATTCAATCATTTCGCCTTCTGGGTTATAAGGCATTCTGTAGACTTTTTGTCCGTTTGGCTCTACATCATACATAAATAAATTAGATATGTCTTCAGCCTTAGCTTTTCCTGCCTTTACTTGTTGCCATGCCTTAGTTTCTAGTTTACGCCTTTCTTGTTCGTGTTTCTTCTTAAATTGATCTAAAAATTTTGTTGTAGCTGCATTAGAAGATACTTTTTCTAAAATTGGTGGTATTGTATGGCTCCATCTATCTCCATTAGGTCCTGTAGCTGCAGAGTGTGAAAGTCCTCCTTTAGATAATTCTGGTGTAGACACTTCTATATGAGCAAATTCAAATGGATTTCCGTAGTCAGGATCTTTTGTTGCCTCTGTTTTGACTTGAAATAGTCCTATATTTGCTGGATCTTGAAAGAATTCTCCTGCAGCTTTAAATTTATCTTCATCAACATCATCAGTCCCATCTTTAAAATATTTGCTTATTGCATCTTCATTTGAGTCTTTTTCACCTGCCTGTCTAGCTCCTGTAAATCCTGCAGTAATCGCAAACTTATCAGGTATTGTTGACTGAAGTGATATATCTTTAACTAGTGAATTAAAACCAAAGTTGTCAAATACGTAAGAATTTTTTGGGCTTGTGTCTGCAGCATCGCCTGTTTCAGCACCTTCTGAAGATTGTTCTGCAACTACTCTAAATGTAGATATTGCACCTGTAATATTATCTGCTTTGTCAATAGTAAAATTCCACAACTTTACATCACCATTTATAACATTTGCTAGCTTTATCATAGAGCTCTGTATCGTAGCACCTGATGTAGAGAACACAGATTTTATTTGATTTAAATTTATATAAACGTTTCTTAAGTAACCTTCTGTCTTCTTATCATCTGTTGCAAACAAGAATCTATCTTCTGTTATTACTTCTGCCTCTATTGATTCTGCAAGAAGTCTGTATGCAGACTTTGTATCAGACTTTTCTCCTACTTTTGCAAAAAATGAAGAAGGAAATTGTCCTGGTAGAATAAATTTTGAAGGATCATAAGTGTAAAGTTCAGGGTCATTCTTTATTTTTACTGATCTTAGCTGGCCTACTGCTCCTCCTACTCTGTCCAATGATCTAAAGTCTGCAAGTACTTTTCCATCTGACTTATCCGATCTTGTGTAAAAAGACACGATATTGTCTTCAAACCAACCCCACCTAACCCAGATTTCGTTAGAAAAATCTCTTGCTCTTTTTAGTGTTTGTGTTTCTTCACCATCATTATCTAATTCTTTCTCAAAAAGAACAGGTCTGTCAGAACCATCTTTTCCTGTATCTCTCAATATTGCAACTACATTCTTATCAAATGACACAGCAACATTTACACCTTTATTCAGTTCTAATTGATCATCTTTTTTATCTAAATAATTTTTAAAATATTTCATTAGAATTTCTATATCTAATGATGCAATTCTGTCAGGGAGACTAAATTCTTTTGTAAACTGCCTGCCTACTCCGTAATTATCGTTATTATCACCGTCTTTTGTCATAACGTCTTTTATTAGCTCGTCAGCAAATTCTTCAAATGTAGGCTGTTTTACGGGAAATGTCTTTAATTCAGGAGGTGTGTTTTGTAGAGCTGTCAAAGACTTATCGAAGATATTTGATCCTCTCGATATCATTTCTGTTACACAATCAAATCCTCCATCAGATCTTTGTGCCCATGTAAATTTTGTAATTGGCCCTATTAGTCCTGACCAGTCTCCAAAATATTCTATCTCTAATTTATCCCACTGAGCATCTACAGTTTTTCTTTCTACACCGTCTACAATATCTATTGTATCTTTAAATAAGTCTTGATTTATTTTCGCATGCTGACCTTCACCCATCATAAATTTTGGTATGTCACCTGCTCTACCTGAAGGTTTTTGTGATCTTACCCAACCAAAGTCTAATATTATGTTTTGGCCTGATGAAAGAAAAGATCCTTTTTGATACATCTCTAATTGTTCTAGTGTAAAGCATGTCCAATTTATAGTTGCTTTTCTAACAGCTCCACCGTATCCTGTATATTCAACAGAGACATTATTTATTCCTGCAATCGGTCTTATTCCTGGTACTGATACTTGTTGCTGATGAGGGTGATCATGTCCTTTGTTAGGTACTGTATCATAAAATGCATCAGCTGCGCCTTTTACCCTAGATCCTAATGACTGGAAGTAGTCTTCTCCTCCATCTGCACCAGGCACTTCTCCTGTAATTCTTGCATCATCAATATTAAACATTCCATAGATAATATTTGTCTTTCTTGTTCCTGGAGAGATCATTCTTATGTAACAATTCTTAGAAACTTGTCCTTCTCTTGTCAATACAAAGTCTTCACTTGCTTGAGATTCTGCTAACAGTGAAGATCTTAATTCTTGTCCAGCATACTCAGAAATTGCTTTAACGCGTGCATCCAAACCTTGCTTAATATTCGGGTGTATGTTGTGCCTAAAACCTGCCATTCTATTTTAAGTTTTCAGAATTGAATGCTCTTAAAACTTCTCCTATGTCTGTAGGTATTCTTAATTGTGTTGCCGGATCTAGCCCTATATCTGATGGGTTTAGTCCGTTTGCCTTACTTATTATCCACCAATAATTAACGTCACCATAATATTTGTGTGCTAACAAGTCTAATCTTTCACCCTGAACAACATTATGCATTATATCAGTATCTCTCTCTGGTATTGCAGGGTATAGTGTTGGCTTAAAGTATCTGTCTTTATTGCTTGATATTTTTATCTTTGTGTCTTTATATCTGTTAAACATAAGATCTCTCTATTATATTACTGACTCACGATCTAAGAAAGCGCCTATTGGGTTTGATTCGTTCCTTAAAGCACCTGATTGTTTACCATCAGTATTTTGCAAGTCTTCGTAAGTTTGACCTGCTCCGTTGTTATTTAGCCATTTTAAGTTATAATGTGTACCTCTATTTAGTGGCAAATTATCGCCAATATATTGAAAACCAACAGATACATTTATTCGCTTTGTAAACATTAATCCAGCATCTGTTTCCCATGTACTATCTTGTGGAAATGATATTGAACACTCTGTCAAGAATCCCATTTGATCATGAATAATATCACCTACTGTCATTCTTATCATTGGCCCAGACATCCTGTAAAATGAGTCTAAATTTGGATAGCATAAGCCCACAAGATAATTTACTTTCTCTAATAGTGCAGGAAATTCTTGTTTTGTCTTTGGATAAACAACAAAGCTAAATGATAGTGACCTCTCAGTCCCTTGATAGGTGTATGAAGATACTGGCCTTCCTACAAAAGATGTAGGACTCCAAGTAGGCTGAATTGAGTCTTCAATGTCTCCGTCAAAACTTGCCCTAAAAGGTATATCAGTATTATTGTGAATGTCATAAAAATTTAACGGTATAAAGTCATTTGATGCCAATCCTATTGTTTGTGCACCACCTTCGTTTGGAGTGTTCTCTTTTCTTTCAGTAACTTTTTGTGCGTTTACTTTGTCTACACCGTCATATAAAAGTTTATTGGCGTCATTCTTATAAACAAGTGCATCACCAAAAGTCTTATTACCTGGACCGTCTAAAAATCTTGCTTGAAGCCCTTGTCTTCCTATTGCATAAACTTTATTTCTGCCTTCTAGTCTTTTACCTTCCATTGGGAAAGCTACAGCATTTTCTCCTTCTGGTACATCATCTGCATGATCAAGTACTCCTGTATCTTTTAAGTTGATTTTCCACTGCTTGCTATTAAGCTCTTTAGGTGTGAGAAGGTTGTCTTCATATTTATTTATTTGATCAAGTTGTTGATAGCCAAGTGTGCTATATTTATGTGCTAGTCCTTGTGAAGTCTCTTTTTCATATTTCTGTACATAATTTTCACCTTCTATAGATCTGTCTAATATTAGTTTTGTTGGGTCGTGGAAAAATTCTTTAACACGATCTTCATTATCAAAATCTTCAAATTTTTCTCTTAAACTTCCTATAGGTGTTGGTTGTAATTTATCTTCTAAGCGATTATACTGCAAATTAGTTGCTTTAAACTTAGAATCAAAATAGTAATCCTCAGGCATTCCTTTTGATGCATATCCTGCTTTTAATATTTTATCTCCACCTATCTCCAATTCTTCATTAAAAGCATCTTTGATATATTTTCTAGTTCCTAATACGGAAGCTGTTCCTCCATGCCAGTAATTAGTTTCTGGCAGATAGGGAATTGAATTTACAACGTTTAAGGACGGTACAATTGGATTTATGAACTCATTTGCTGTGTTTTTAAATAATGAAAATGCTGCTGCCCAAAATCCACCAGGCCCTTGTTCAGAAGTATCAGTTAGTATAAAGTTTTTATATAGATAAAGCATTTTTGAATCTGTCTCTTGATCAAATTTATCTCCTTTCTGCTGCTTTATGAAAGACATGTCTGTGATAACATCGGCACTGTATGTATTAGTATCTATTCTTGGTGTATTCTTTAAATAAGAAGGCTTTCCAAATATTACACTTCCTATAGATACTCCTCTAACACCTGGATAAAATCCTGCTTGCAAGCCTATTGCATCAAATGTTCCAAATTCTGCAGGAAGCCCTTCAAATTGGTCAGCACTCGGATCAGCTGCACCTTGCATTACGTGATATAGTGCTTGTCTTGAAGTTCTCTTATTTATAAACCTATTGTACATATCACCTGAATCCCTTACTAATTCTAAGTGTCTATCAGCTGATCTATCTGCATTGCTCCCTCCTCTTTGTAACTGAACAGTATACCCTATTAAAGGATTTTGACCAACTGGTCTAAAAGGGCCTTCTTCTGCAGACTGTTGTCCAAAATAATAAGAGTTTGCCAGACTATCATCAAGTCCAGGATAACCCTCTAATTGAGGCCTTTTCATATAACTAAAAAGATCTTGATTGTCTACTGAATCTGCCCATGTAGATACTAAAATACTTTTTGACTTTAAATCATCTAATCCGCTAAATGAAACAGAACCTTTTAATCCTGATATTGTTGCCTCACCACCTGCATGTGATATTGTATAGACTTGAGGAGTTGGTGGGTTTGTATCATCAAAAACTGTTGCTGCGGTGTTAACTGTTATTGGTTCACCAGGATTTAAAAATTGTTCTAGAATTTTATCTCTTTCACCAGTTACAGTTGTTCCGGAATGACCGTCATCAAATGTTTGTGCAGTATCAGTCTCTGCTCCTATTGAGTCATATCTAAAATTTCTTAACTTGGATGCGTCAAAGTCTTTTAAACTCATACTAAGCTCCTTTAGATCTGCCTATGTTGTTAACTGCTGCAGTAATTTCTTTATTTGTTCTTATAATTTCTGACATTTGTGCATTAGAGTTATTTACGAGTGCCTGTAATAATGCAACTTGTTTTGTTCCGGAGTCATTCATTCCTCTGTTACCAGCTAGTGCTGATAAAACGCCTGGATCTTTTACACCGACGACTGTATCTGCTGATGAAAATCTTTGTATTCCTTGTCCTGGTCTCATTACAAAATCTTGTGATACAACTCCACTTGGTTTATCGCCTCCAAGACCAAAGAAATCAGCAAACTTTCCACCAAAATCCATTGCGCTTGCTATTAGTTCTTTTGCCTGCTCAACAAGTGCATCAAATACGCTGGTTATTCCGTCGACCACAACTTGACCTAAATTTGAAAATGCAGAAGTTACCGAGGAATAAACATTTACTGCGCTATCTTTAAATGAATTTACACCATTCATCACTGCATTGCCTAGACCACTAAAGTAAGATGTCAGTGCAACCCCTAAATCTTCTAAACCTGTCATTCCTGCATTAAATGCTCCAGTTGCAAGGGCTCCAGCGCCTGATAACACGCTTCCAAATCCGCTTATTAATCCTGAAATTCCGTTTGATAGCATTTCGCCTACTTTTGGAAATACAGTGTCTACTAGCATTCCTACTATACTTCCGATTCCGTAGCCTATTGCTGCTCCGACTGGTCCACCAAAAATTGCGCCTATCCCTGCACCAATTCCTCCAAACCCTATACTAGTCAGCGCATTTTCTTTTGTATCTTTACCACCAAATGCAAATGACAGCATATCAACTAAAGGTGCAAGAAACAATGATAACTTACTTAAAAATCCTAACATTGGCCTGAAAAATTTTGAGATGTTGGCCATTGTCTTTCCTAACATACTTCCTGATCCGAGAAATTTCCCAATTCCGATTCTTTTTGCAATGCTTTTTGCCATTCCTTTTAATGGCGCTGTAAATTTTGCAATAGTTTTAGAAGAGGCTGTAACTGCTCCGGCTATTGCACCTCCTGCTATACTAAATGCAGATCCTAATTTAGCGGGCGTCAATGCAAATAAGATGTCAAATAGTGTTTTATTTGATTGTTTTTGCAGCTTAAGGCCTATGTCTAAATCAGCAGCACCTTCACCACCCCTTCTAACCATAGCTGCAAGATCTTCGACTCCTACACCAATTGAATCTGCAAGCGCCTGTCTTTGTATTGCATTAAGTCTATTAAATTCTTCTTCACTTCCAAGCTGATCAACGATATCTTTCATTGCGCCTTCAATGTCATTGTTTAGTGCAAGATTTCTTGCTCTATCAAAATTTAAATCGCGTCCAATAAGAACAGATGCTTCAAATTCACTTGCTATTGAAGATTCTAAGTTTAATAAGCTGTCAGCGATCTGCCCTGCTTTAGATAAGTTTATTCCTAATTTTTGTGCCTGTATTGCTGCCCTTGCCATGCCTTCTGCAGTCCCATCTGAAAACTTTGCTAACATTTCTGCATTGGTTGCCATATCTTCTAGTACTTGGCTTGGAATTACACCTGCCATTTCTGACATTGAAGCGAGTCCTAGCTGTAGCTGTGAAGCTTGCTCTGCTGTTGCACCTGCTGAGTTCTGAAATAATTGGTTTACAGTTGCAAGTGTTGATGCAGATGCACCTGTATCTTTTGAAATTTGTGCTAAGTTTACTGCTACTTGTCCGGATCTATTAGATGCCAAGCTTAAGTTGTTTGATGCAAGTCCTAATTGTGTGCTTGCCTCTGTTAGCTCATCATTTATTCCTAATATACTAAATGCTAGTGATTCTCTACTGAAGATTTGGCCTAATGCAGTTGCATTTGTAACCCCTAAATTATCTTGAAATTTTTGTGCTTCCTCTGCTGCATCTGCCATTTTTGATGATATAAAAACAATTGCTGCGCCTAATGCCTCTGATAACGATGAAGATATGCCTAGTGCATCTTGGAAGTCTGATGCATATTCTGAAAATGATTTTCCTGCTGATGCAGTACCTTTCATTCCTTCAAATATATCTTTTGTCCTATCTCCGCCTTCTTTAAATGCGCCTTTAAATACATCATCTGCAGATTTTTCTATTTCTTTTATTTTGTCATTTAGTGCTTGAGCTTGATCATCTGATAAGTTCCTAAAGCCTGCGCCTGCTTCAATAACTTCTGTTTGCAAGTCAACTATTGTGTCTATTAATTCAGTTGCCTTATCTGCGCCTTTTTTTGAGCTACTTGAATATTCCTCTGCTAGTTTTGTAAGGCCTGTAAATCCTTTAGATCCTTTTAAAAAAAGTTCTTCTTCTTTTTCTGAAACACTTGATAATGCTGATGCTAGTTTCCTGTCTAATGATTGTGCGTAGTCTTCTGAAGCTTTCTTTGCTTTTTTTTCCTGCTTTTGTTCTTTTATCAGCTGCTTTTGCAGCAGCTTTTCCTGCTTCTTCTGTAGCTTTTTTTAAATCTACAAATTCTCTTTTTTCTTCACCTGTAAGATCTATACCTTCTTGCTGATAACGGAGTAGTTTCGACTCCATTGCTGTCTGTTCTTTTAAGAGTTTTGTATATTCTCTTTTAAGTTGTACTGCTGTTTTAAGATCTTTATTCTGAGCCATTTAAAAATCCGATTAAGACTTTGACTTTCTCATCTTAGCTGTCATCTGCTTGAGATTGTCTGACCTTCTTTCTATATCAGCTCTTTTTTCTGGATCCATTTTGTTAAGCCTTCTTTCAATAGACTTTTCAACTTTGTCCATTGCTTTACCTAAGTCTCGTATTGCTGCATCTGACGCAGCATCTTTGTCTTTAAAACCTAGTGCTTTTTTTATTTTATCTGAATTGGACAAGACAGCTCTTGTTCCAATATAAGCTGCAATAGTTTTTGCAAGGTTGGATATTTCATTTATCTCTTTGGACATAGTAGCCTCCAGTTAATACTTTCTTAATGATAAATATTAGAAAAATAGCTTTTGTGCTACTTCTTTCTAGATCTAGATGCTTTATCTATCTTTTCTTGCTCTTTCTTTTTTTGTTCAGCTAACTTGTTCATGTAGAATTTACGAAGATAGATAGGCATACCATATACATCACTAAATGTAAATCCTCCCTCTGAAAAGTATATAAGCTGAAATATGCCCTCGTGTACTATGGGCCGGTATTCAGGGGTTACCGGGAGGGCCAGAAGAAATTTACTGATATTGGCAAATCAACATCTGAATTTTCACCGCAAGAAGGGCAAGAAAAGACTGTACTGAAGTCTATGTCTGGCTGTGATTCTGAATAGTGTTCTCTATAAGCTCTAGAATCCATAGCAAAGAACTCATTGTTAATAAAGTTATTAATAAACTCTTTGTCTTCATTTCCATCAACAGAAACTATTTGTTTCCTTAGCCTTGTAGTAACTTCTTGAGTTCTACCACCCATTGCTTTCTTCATTCTATCAACTTCTATAGCAGCATCTTGCTCATCTTTATGTGTCATAAATTTATATTCTATGACTCTACCAGAATTAGGTAGTTTAAATTCAAACTTATTTTCACCTTTAAACTGGTTTTCATCTATAGGTTTGTGTTCAAAAAGTGTCAAATCATATTCGCACTCTTTCTCTACTGCACCGCAATGAGTACATGTTGTATCTGTAGCATATGTTTTTCCATATCCTAGTATTCTAGCTGCCAACATTATTGCATTTTTATCACCTATTAATAATTCATCTAGGCTTACTTTTGAAATTATTAAAGATTTCAAAAGCTGATCAATAACAACGCCTTTCTTAATAAGGTTTTGAGAAGTCAGTATGTCTTCTTCTCTTGCTGTCATGTATTTTATTTCTATCGATCCTTCAGACAATGCATGTCCTTTAGGATATAAAAGTCCCTTGCTAGGCAGATCCACTGCCTCAGTCGGGAACTTAGGTTGTTCTTTAGGCATTATAACTCCTTTTTCTATTTTTTAACTACAACTATTTATCGACCATCAACACAGAATGCCACATTCATAAACTGATGTTTGATATAGTACTCTTAGAACTGTAATACTGCGTAATCGTATCTAAGTGTGCAAGTGATTTCTACTGGATCACTTGTACCCCAATCTAAATCTCCAAAAGAAGCAGACTGGATATAAGCACCAACAAGTTGCCATTCTTCAATGACGTCACCTACTGGTCCTAGTAAATTAAAAGTAACGTTTTTCTTATAAAAATCTGAGTATCCATCACGGCCTGTTACTGACTCGTGAGATAAACGAACCCATTCCATAACAGCCTGTGAAGCTGAAGGAACGATTGGATCGTACATTGTTATATCAAGTGTTTGCCATTCCCCTTTACCCTTAACATAGCGCTTTACGTTTATGTGATCAAGTGCAACTTCTTCAAACTCGATACTTGGACGACTGGCAGCCTTGATAGTGTAAGCAGGAATGCCTTCTATATACATGATGAACCGGTTCTGAACTTTCGGTTCGAATTGTGTGAACATTATATCGTTCGGATCAATCAATTGTGGCATTCTATTTCTCCTGTGTTACAATTTTATCGATAATAAATATCATTAAACAAAGAAATAAGCACAAAAACAAAAAAGCCCGAAGTATTATTTCGGGCCTTTAAGTTAATTAGGTGTCTCTTAGCTTGGGAAGCTAGCACCTGTAGGTTGTACGACAAAGTCCAATACAATGAATTCAACTGAACGTGCAGGTTGTAGGAATATCTGTCCTACTAGCTGGTTACGATCAATCACATCTGGTGTATTATTAGTGTCATCCATAACAACTCTGAAAGCTGTCAGACCTTGATTAGACTGTATAGATTCTAAATAAGGATTGACGATGTTCAGAAACCTGTTCCTAGTAGCAACTGTATTGTTTTCAAACAATAAGTAGCGTGAAGAACTTGCAACGAACTTCTTAACCCTGATAAGTAATCTTCTTACATTGATTCTATCAAGTGCTGAAGGTTTAGCTTGTAATGTTTTCTGTCCGAAAACTACTACACCTTGACCTGGGAATGAAGCAATAGGATTAATCCTGTCTTCATATAACAAGTCTCTTTCAGCGTGTGTTAAACGTGTCTTAGCTTCTAAAACGTTAGATAAGCCACCACGATTTAGACCTGCTGGTGCAAACCATTCGTGTGCTACTCTATCGTTCTGTGCTATAACACCTGGAATCACAACTGAAGGTGGTACCCAAGTTGGTAGATTAACGCTATCATCAAGTACCTTGACCCAAGGATAATAAGCAGCTGCATAGTTTGTATCTACAGAAGATACTGCGCTAGTTGCTGCTGATATTCCATCACCCCATGCTGCAGGATCAAAAATATAGAAAGCATCGCCTCTATTTTTTACCATATCCATTGCATGATTGGTTGGGTTAGGGTGCAAGTTGTAAATTAAACCAGGAGTAGCTAACAAGTTAATGTCAAATTCATCCTGATTACTTACTGCATTAATTGCCCTCTTATAAGCAACAGACCCACTAGCAGAAGCGTTTGAGCAATCAAGACCTTGTTGGTTTGTTGCGCTTATGTCGCCTGCTGTGTTCTTCTTAATAGCAGGATTGGCACCGTCGAATCCACCTTGTAATGGAACTACGAATTTGTGCTGTGCTACGTTTGAAGTGCCTAATGCTAAATTACCAGCGCTAGTTACGAATGTTGAAGATCCACCAAAGTCTCCTGACGAAGCTGATGGGTGACCTTTAAAATCGTTAAGACTCATTGTCACGTTGTTACCTGCTACTGCTCCTACTGGAAGCGGTGATAGGTATTCTCTATTGATCTTCTTTGAGAAGTCAAAACCGTGAAATGATGAGAAGTCTTTTTCACCTGTCGCTGCATTTTGTTGTACTGTTACATAAGATGCAGATGCAACTGGTGATGCACCAAAAACGCCTATTGTTGCATTTGGTACTGGTTGTAAGACTTTTCCATGTCCGAAAGGAACTAATGCTGCAGGTGCACCATTTTTGATAATATCATAATTCGATACGTAAATATACTTAGACATATTTGGCCAGTCACCGTTGTAGGTTAACTTACCATCTGAATCTATAGTAACATATCTATCACCAATCTTTCTAGCAAAATAATTTGCTGAAGTTGGATCTAAATTAAGGTTATCAAACTGCTCTACAATAACATCATCAGATTCTTTAAAAGAGCTCTGGTCTATTTCTCTAACTTGTAAAGAAAATGATCCAAAGTCTGATCCTGCTATTGACCCTGCTTGTTTTACATTTGCTATAGCTATTTTAAACTTACCGTGTGTATCAACTTCACCGTGTGATCTTAATTCTACTTTAAAAAGATTTGTAGCTGAATTATTGATCTTTTGTGATGTGATAAACGGTGTTACAGCATTCTGGTAGTCTTGCTTTAAATTAACAGCACCTAGTGATCCTGTTACATTTATTGTTCCTGCCATTGCTGTTACTGGTTGAAATAACTTGTATAGGTAAAATGGTGAGTCCTGACCCTGTGCCTTTGTTGACATTGGGTTAGAACTAAAAACATCCTCTATATAAGTTGCCGACGTAGCGTCTAGTGATGCTGTAAATTGGTATGATCCCGTTCCAATATTAAACGAACTAACAGATCCTGTAATACTCGTTCCATTTAAAATCGCATCTGGATTTAAATTACTAGGAGCTAATACAGCAACTACATGTGGTTCAATTGAAGATGAAACAAGGGCACCAATGTTTAGCATATTGGCAGAATATCCACCAATACCTAAGACTCTAACAATCGTAACAGAGCCAGCGCTTCTTAAGTACTCACGTACTGTAAATGGAACGTATAAATCTTGATCAAGACCTCCAAACATATCCGCGAATTCGTTGAAATTTCGTACAATTGTAGGAACAAAAGCAGGACCTTTTTTAGTAGGTCCAACGATTGCTGCGCCAATTTCAGCTATTCCTTGCGGTAAGAAGGAGAGATCTTTTTCACGAGTAAATACGCCTGGTGAGACAATTCTCTCTGCCATTATGGTTCTCCGATTATTTTGTGTTCATGAACAAAAACTTTTATTCAGGAATAAATATACATTAAACCATTGAAAATGCAGTTGTTTTTATTTTGCTGGCTTTGGTGCTTCTTCAGCTGCTGGTTTTTCTGGAGCAGGTGTAAATATACCTGTCTTTGGATCTAGTTGACCTTGACCATACTTCTCATTAAAAGATTGTGCTAGCTGTTGTTCTGAATCTTGAAGGCTACTTAGCTCATCTAATAGTGATTCTTCTAAAGACTCAAGTTGTTCAGCTGATTTTTCATGCTGTATCTGTTGCATCTTTAAATTACCCATTCTCATCTGTATATTTTGATAAGCTTCTTGAGTTTCTCTTAGACTTTTAAGTTCATCTTCTGTAAATTTTATTTCAGACATTTTGTTTTCCTCATAATTAATTTTCATAACCAGTTATATATATTATCTTAAATTTTCAAAATTAAATTTTTATTCATTATCATTAAAAATAGAATCTTCAGACCACCAGTCGCTACTGCTGGAAAAGATACTTAATATTTCTGATTGTGTGTATTCTTTAGACTTTGTTGTTAAATTACTTACTGAACTTGGCATACTTCCTTCATATTTTACGTATGTATAAGAACCTGAGACATTGGTGTTGAATTCTTGTGCTGAAGAAGTTACTTCTCTATACCCAGGAAATTTGTGTAGTGCAATAACCTGTGTAACATCTAGGCTGCCTGTCTCTGCTGTACTAAAAATTACCCATTTATGATTCGTGTACATAGTGCGGCTCCAGTGAATACAGATCTTGTCCTGTATTTGTTCCGTCCCACCATCCTTTGCATACCGGACAAAAAGAACCTGTCAGAAATGTATGAATTTCTTCTGTAGGTTTGTCTGTATAAGAACTGGTTGCTGCTATAGAATGACTAGATGCTGTAAGTAGAAGTGATCCTGAATCATGTGGCTCAGTCGATATTATCTTATATGCTGATAAGTCGCACAGCCATATAGATGCAGATAATTCTGTTCCATCATTGCATTCTAGAGGATAAGATTTGTGTGATAGTCTTGCTTTATACATTTTAAGATGTTACGTATATTCCTAAATACATTGTTCCCATATTGCTTCCATACCCATACATTTCGAGTTTGATTGTATTTGTACTGAATGTAAATTCTGGTGATCTCAAGTAGACGTCCTTATAATAGCCACTATTACTTCCTTCATAATAAATATGATAATCTTTACTTACACCTGTACCACCTGATCCTGTGCCCGATGTGTCTCTCCACCATCTTCCTGTTGGGTTAGTTCCTGAAAGTACAGTATTCCATGAAGAGCTGTGGTTGTATGCTTGATTTGTAGTTCTATATGTTGTTCTCCAATTTGAATAACCCCAAGTCCCAGTACTATATTGCGCCGGTTTAACCCATCCACCGTCATCAAAATCTATTCGATATAGTTGAGGATCCTGCCTATAGCTGCTTCCTGATTCATAACGTAGAAATACATGTCCTGTATTGCCGTTTGTCAAAGATGCGTTTGCGTAGTCTGATGAAGATAAGTCTACTGTGTACGTTAACAGACTAGTACCTTGATTTCCTGTAAATAGCTTGTTGCCTGCAGCGCCTTGAGCATTTCCGTACTCACCAACAGATACTGTAGAACCTCCGCCGTCTCCTCCGCCGCCGTCTCCTCCTCCGCCATCAGGAACGTCAGCCCCTAAGACACTTGACATTGTAGAAGAATCATAATCTACTGTTCCAACTTTTGAAATATTACCAGTAGCAACAGTTCCTATTTTTGCAATATCTGGCATATTATGACAGTGTTACAGATGTGCTATCTGGATTAAAATAAATTAAGCAGTCATTGTATGGTGTATGGCCGCCTGCGTTGTTTTGATCATTTTTCTGTATTACATGTCCTATCACTCTCACAAAGTGACCTGATGTTGCAGTTGCAGTCATATCATATCCACCTAATTTTGTTCCTGACACATAAACCCCTCCGCCAATTGCTGGTGTGTCTTCCATCATTTTATCTTCAAGTCTTATCATTCCTTCAACCAACATGCCTACCTCTTTAGAGTTTCCTGTTCCGCATGCAATCGCCAACATATTATTTGAACCTGATAATGCTGTAGAAGCTATTGCTTGGTACCAAGTTCCATTTGTTGGTGCTCCTGGCCCTTGTCGCAGGACATATAACTGTCCACGTAAAACACTAGTGTTTCCTACTTTTAAAACTTTACCGCTAAATGCGTGAGCTTCTGGAGACGCACTTGAAGTTCCGAAACTACTACTAGTTGAAGATTCCCATGCAGAATTAGCATAAGGTCCTAACTCCCAAACTGTATTAAATGGTGATAATGTAGGAAATCCACTTTGTGTAACTGCAGTTCTCTCTTCTGAGGGTGCAGATGTTCCTATTACAGTTAGCGGAACACCGTCTCCTAATTCAACAGAATTTCTTGCTGTCACTTTTAAAGGAGCAGATCCTATAGGACTTCCTACTACAAACTGATCTGGCATTTGTTTTGTGCTTTGGCTGACTTCTGAGTTTTGAAGTTTATTTTGAACGACTTCGTCTACAGTTAAGTCTCCTGATCCGACAGCAAGTATTGATCCTGTTCCTAACATTTTTACAGTTGGATCTGCAGTTGTCTTTTCAGTACCTGTTTGCATACTTGATGAGAAAAATACAAAACCTTCTTTATCAATTACAGGATCTGGTCCTCCTACACCTAATTTAAATGATCCATCACCAAAAGCTTCAAAAACTGGTAATCCGAATTTTGTTGAAACTGAAAAGAAAGATCCTGTTACTTGTTTTGAAGCTTCAGGTCCTTGATATGGTCCATCTCCCCAACTATCAGATACTGAAAACATCGGTACTGAATTATGATTACTTACTCCTATTAGGGATCCTGTTCCTTCTAACTTTAGAGTTGGTGTAGAATCAGTTGTTAATGTATCTTGGCTACCAGTATCTGGACCTATACCATAAGTGCTCTGGCTTATGAAAAAATTACCCTCTCGATATATGATTCTCTTATCTTCTTGCCCCATAGTAAAAGTACTGTCATTATGGACAGAAAACAGCTGAAGTCCGAATGGTGATACTGCGGTAAATGCAGTGGAAGAAGTGTGCTCTGTAACTTCTGTTCCTAAAACATCTGTAGAGCCTATACTAAATTGAGACTTTCTCCTATCTTCTGATACTACATTGAATACTTGTCCTATTCCTGATACTTTTAAACTAGCATCTCCGTCCTGACTATCAGTGTAAACTGCTGCAGGATGCGTAGTTCCTGAGACATGCATTGTCATGTTTCTTTTTAGGAAGAATTCTTGAGTTGTCTTTGCAAGAGGCCATTCTAAAGTGCTGTCTTCGTAGAAAGTAAATATTGGAAGACCAAATGTAGTATTTATTGCTAAAGCAGCGCTAGAAGTCATAAGTGTATCTGGTGACCAACTACCTGTGCCTATTCCTTCAGCGTTGTATGCGTACTTATTATCAACAGCAAACATTGATCCTTGTATACCTACTACATTCATAACAGATCCAGATCCGTGTACTTCTAATGTTGGTATATTGCCTGAAACAGGTACAGCAGATGAGCTTATAAATAGAGCTGGATTTGTAGTACTTGATCCTGTCAATTCTAGTGCGGCATTTACATATTTTATATTGCCTGCTGTTGTCCAAATACTGCTTCCTCCACCACCGCCTCCGCCGCCGGCGGTATCCCAAACTACTTTAGAACCATCCCACTTTAAAAATTGACCAGAAGTAGGAGAGTCTTGACCTATTTTTGTAATTTCTCCGCTATTGTTTACTACTAGTGCAGTATTGCTGCCACCATATAAAGTAAAAGAACCGTCTTGTAATATGTTATAAATTTGTACATCATTGCCGCCTTCACCTTCTGACCATAGCTGTAAGTCGTTATTAACACCAGAATTAGATCCTCGATATCTCCAGTAAAATCCGTAACCTCCAGTTTGGCCTGCGTAGGTTCCATGTCCCATCCTAAAATCTATATCCTTGTTGTCTCCTAATAGCTCTAGAGCTATTCCATTTGAGGACATAAAAGAAGTAATAGCACCTTTTGTAGAACTAGATCCTGTAACTATCAGTGCTGTACCATCATAAAGTAAATTTGCTTCACCAGTTAGTGCATCAGCAGATGTAAATGTTGCTATCCTATTATTTGAACCATTTGCAACAGCAGAGACAGCGCCTCCTCCGCCGCCGCCGCCTCCTCCGGAGCCTAGACTTGAGCTGACATCTGTTCCGTTTACTAGTATCATGCCAAATGAAGCGGTAGAGTTTACTGATGCTGATATTTCTGTACCACCATTTGAGCTTCCTGTTATAATTAAGGGTTGTGCAAATGATCCTAGTGTAACTTTGTTATCTGAAAATGCTTCTATTACTGGTGTACCTGAAATTGTGTTAATACTAAATAAAGACCCACTTAATTCATCTGTTACAGCAAATAGTTGTCCCTGTGTACCTTTTACTTCTAATACTTTAGATCCTGATCCCTCTATTAAAACTGCGTTTACTGACGAGCTTACGCTTTGGCTTACATGCAATCCTGGAAATCCTAGTCCAGAGTTTGATCCAGTTATAATTAAATTTCCAGTAGTTGCGACTTGAGATCCTGTTGCAGCAAATATACCTGAGCCGCCTCCGCCGCCTCCGCCGCCAGAAGATGCAAATGTAATTGTATCACCTCCTGCATTGGTTGTTATTGTCATATTAGAACCAGCAGCAAGTGTTAATGTGTCTGTTGCTGTATCAGCTACTACATCACTTTGTCCTGAAACAGATATTGTCTTGAATGAATATTCATTGGTTTCTCCACCTCCTGCTGAACCTACTCTTGCAGCAATAGAAGATGAGAAGTTTGACCTTAACTCTTCAGTTCCAATAATTATTGCATTACTAGCCGATACATCTACTGATGCGATTTCTCTACTAGCTGTAATATCTGTGCTGGTTATAATTGCCATTTAAGTTTCCTATATTCTATAAATATCATTCTATACGATATTGAATCTCGCTCGTTGAGCCTTAAAATTTTGTTCTATCTCCGAAGCTGTTAGTGATTTATTATATACTCTTACTATTGATACTCTTCCGTTTAGATTCCAGCCTAAATTTACATAACTTCCGAATGAAAGCTGCCCTATTCTAAATGTGTTTGTTTCATTATCGTGACCGCCCATTACATTAGAATATGAACTATTTGTGCTCTGCTGATTTGATGCTAACACACTGTTTGTATAAAAACGCATACCATTTGTCTCATCTACTGTCATTACTATGTGCTGATAGTTTCCCTGAGTTCCATTTACTGGTGTGTGACTATTATCTCCTGTCCAATAGATTCGTGAATTTGATGATGTTATTCTTACAGTTCCACCGTATCTGTTGCTTCCAGTTCCGCCTATATTTAGATTAAACTCATCAGTGTTGCTCGAAAATGATCCCATTCCCATAATACATACTCCCTGTGAGTGAGTATCAGGATCAATCACTATCTCGAATGAAAACTGTTGTGCTGTGTTTACTGCATCATCATTTAAACCGCTTAAAGAAGCGTCGTTGCCAAACTCAACATAATCGTTTGTTCCGTCAAAGTCTATATAGTGGTTTCCATTCTTTTGGGTAAACCCATGTGACGGACCATTTGTAAGAGTTCCGTGATTTTGATACGGTGACAAGTCATACCAAGTCGTTCCTGACCTCGGATAGCTGTTTATGTCGCTGGCATCTAGATTTAAAACTAGTCTGTCCTGTGCTACGATGTTTGGTCCTGCTGATGTTGCCATTCTATATTCCGTACTTATGCCTTTGTGCTTCAAAGTTTGACTGTACTTCTTCTGGTGTGAATTCTATATTATAATATCTGAATGCTCCCATTTTTCCATTAAAACTATATGAGTTATTTGATTGAGCTCCGACAAAGAATGTTTTTGTAGTATTTCCATAGGCTGAAAATATTGAAGATCCTGCTATTGAACTAGTTCCTGTTTTTATTTCAGCATTGGGTGCATCTACTCCTCCGTTTACATAACCTATCACTCTGTTTGAATTTGTCGTGCCATCCCATGTCATAGTTATGTTATACCAAGTATTTAATGCGTAGTCGTCTAGCATAGTTTGTACAGCAACGGCGTAACCGCTTCCATTTGTCATATGAAAGTAATAATTATTATCTAGCCCATGAGATAAATCGAATAATCTTTGTGAAGCATTTCCTCTTGTTGCTCCTAGACAATAAACACCGTCTCCGTATCCTGCTGGATTAAACCAACACTCAACTGTAAATACCATATTGTCAACAAAAAAATCATCCCCTCCTCCCATATTACAATAGTCATTTGTACCATCAAAAGAAAAATAACCGGCGTCATTATGTACAGGTCCATTTGTGAGTGACCCGTCTCCGCCTCGACCTTTTCGACCTAAATTTTTCCATGTTGTTCCAGAACCTGGGTAGCTATTAACGTCACCTGCTTCTAGAGAGATTTGCAAGCCATCTGTTATTATTTTTGGATTGTGTATTGCAGCCATTATATTGAGTCGAAGCCGAATCTCGGTCCTATTGCGTTATAGTCTTGTTTAATTTCATCTGCTGATAATACTCTTTCATAAAGCTTTATATTTGATATATCGCCATCAAAGGGGTTGGTATTGTCACCCTCTTCCTGCATTCCTATTGTTAGTTTTGGATTTGCTGTAGTATTAGTTGATCTCTTATTAATGTTGACATTGTTTACGTCTGTATGTAGCTGCCCGTTTATATAAATATATCCTCCTGCATTCCATGCATCTGACGCTGCATATCCATCCATTGTTACAGCAATTTGAAGCCATACATTATTAGATATTGCAGAGTTTGTTTGAAAAGAATTTGAAGTAGCATCAGCTGTCTGATAAAAGAAATGAGAATGCTGAAATGAACCGTTATTCTTCTTTTTAAACTGAAAGCATCTGTATGAATTTGTAGGATCATCTGCGGAAAGAATAATTCCGTTATGATTATCATGAATTCTAACCCAAGCAATGATAGAATATCTTCTATTATTATCCTCTGAACGGAGAAACTGATTTGTATTTATTCTTGCACCGTATCGAGAATATTCAGTCGCACCATCATACGCCCAGTATCCACCAAAGTCTGTACTAAATGTTGGTGAGTTGACACAGTTAGGAATGTCATAGTCTCTAGGGTAGTTTCCTGTTATGTCGAAAAAATTATAATTATCATTATAAGAATTGCCATCAGTAAAGTCTGTACTTAACTTGCTTGCTGCATCGACATAAAAAACTAGTCCTCTTGTAGGTATCTTAGGACTTAAGCTGTACATTTACTGTGGTGTGTCTGGATGTATCCACTCTCTACCAGAAATAACTGTTAGAATTTCCTCATGATTAAAAGAACCGCTAATACCAGATGCTGTAATATCCATACTCTCGCTTGAAAAGTAATGTACATCTTTTGAGCTGCTTACTCTTCCTGTTATAGCCTTTACAGATGCTGGCATCGATAATGACCCATCCCACTTTACAACTGACAAAGAGCCACTAACGTTGTTAATTACATGATCTGAATCTGCCTCTAGAACTTGACTAAAGTTAACTTCTGATATTTTGCTTTTTGGCAATATTGCCCATCTTCTTTCTGAAAACCTTGACATAATTTGTCTCCT